CATCATCTTGAATTCTTTCAATTAATGGATGTCTCATATTCTTAGAATCAATAAATGATGACTTTTCTTGAGTTCTATCAATATCTATTATAGGTCTTGTATAACAATAATCATATGCATTTCTCGCTGAATTAGCAGCAATATCAATATTTGTTAAATATTTTATTATAATCTCAATCTTATTATTATTAAGTTCTATGAAACTTTTTACAAAGTCTTTATAAGACTTAATTACTAATTGTGATATTTTATCGTTATTTGATATAATGTTGTTTGAATGTTTTATTATATCAGGATGTGTTATTTTATAATTTGTATTTGTTGTTTGTGAATGTTGCTTAAAAGACTTCATAAAGTCCTTGTTTTGACTTAATTCTATTTTTTTAGCAGTTTCGAACCTTTTTTTTGTAATTAGTATATAATATCCATCTCTATCTGTATTATCTATTTTACAAAATGTTGTTTCATTATTACCTATTTTTATTATACCTTCACATAATTTTTTAATAACATCATGTGAGTTTTCATTATCTATCACTAAATTATCAATTTCAGGAAATACACCTGTCTTAAAAATATTTCCTATATTATTCTTATCAGTTAAATTATATTTTGACGCTTTATCAATATCTAAAACATTATTATAATAATCAACTACACTTTTAACATTATCAATATTAAATGATGTATCAAAATCTGATATTTTATTATATACATCTATTGTTGATTTAAATGATTCATCTATTGATACCCATTCGTTTGGTGCTATTTTATTTAAAACCATTTTGCGACTTGCTCTTTCCAAATCAACAATATTTGATAAATATTTACGAATTAATATATATTTTTTATCTTTCATAAGTTTATCTACATCATCATATGATTTATTTAAAGACTTTATATTAATAACAGGCATCAACATTTTATCTTTGAATGTTCTTGAACCAAAAGCAGTTACGCATTTATTTAATAAATCCATAAGAGGTTTATCATTTTGATATAATCCTAATATATTTAATTGAATCGCCGAATTATATTCAATAACCATATTATTATTACTTTTAAATATATCAGGTTCTTGCAATTCTTTAATTATTTCTCCATTATGTTCGTGTGCGAATTGTAGCAAACAACAAAACGCTATTCTACCAATAGTAAACTTTTCTAAATTTAATATTTCAATAATAGAAATTAACCCTTTTTTTATAAAATAAGCTTTTTCTAATATTTCTTTTTGATATGCAACCTTTGAATATGAACTAATGTATTCGCAATTATCCCATTTATAATGAACTAAAATCTTATTAATGTTAAGACTATTTAATATATATTTTTTATTTTCATTTGTCAATTTAGAACTTAATATTATAAGTTCTATAGGATTGTATGTACTAATAAATCTGAATACTTCATCATTAGCAATTTCAGGATCTTCTTTTGTAGAACCTACTTCGTAAACAAATGTTTTACCTGTTGATAGATCTATACCTGATATGCCTGCTATTAAATATTCTCCTATAAACTCATAATATAAAACCATCATATAATTACTTTTTTTATTTGTAATATTAATATTAGAACCTGGTGATAAAACCTCTGTTACTGCTCTTTTAGGATTTGGAGGTTCTGAAACTTGCTCTACAAGAACAATCGTATAATTATTATTCAGTAATATTTGAGTAAATTTTGGTAAAGAATGTGTTGGAAATCCAGCCATAACAGGATTTGAATGTGAAATCTCATTTATAGCTTTGTTTTTTCGTGATGTTTGTATACCACATATATCAGCAATTGTATATACTTCATTATCTATTATATCATCTGTTATTGTATAAATTTCAAAAAAAGAACCTACTTGCATCAATACAATACATTTTGCACCATATTTTTCTTTATATTCACGTGTATACTCTAAGTATTCGTCGATAATCATATCTGTGTTCATTATTATATATGTGTTTATTTCTTATATTGTTATTGTAATATGGTGTGAAAAAAATAATATAAGAATATATTTATATAATGATATATATTGAATAATATATATAAAAATGGATTTTGACGATGTTTTAAGTAAACTCAAAGATATAAATCTTGATAATTATACACTTAGTAACAATGTTAAGTTAGACTTTTACAAATATTACAAACAATCAATTGAAGGAGATTGTAATAGAGAAAAGCCATGGGCTATATGTTATAAAGATTTCGCAAAGTGGGAAGCTTGGAATAGTATAAGAGGAATGTCAAGTCGTGAAGCAAAAGAAGAATATGTAAAATGTTACTATGAGTTTATTTCCTAATATACAATTATTATTAAATAATCTCATTTAACTTCTCGTATATTGTGTTTTATAGTTTTTTATATTGTTTTTATATATTTCTAAATTATTTATATAATAATTATATTTATTTATCGATAAGTTTAGATTTACAATTTCTCGCCCAATAAATATATCAGAATATATAATATTGTTAAAGTCTTGATTAATAATGATAATGAAAGTATATATAAATAATATAAATAATGGAAAACTTAATGATAAGAAATTATAGAAAGTAATAATAATTTTCAATATTATACTAAATATAGTTTTAATTATTGTGATGATAAAGTTAAAAATACCATTTGCTTGTTCTCCTTCACCAATTAATATTAATAAAATTGCTATTATTAGTAAAACTCCTGAAGTCCACATAAATAGTTTAAATATATATTTATATAAAATCATAATTGTTCTAAAAAAACCTATTTGTATATGTGCCATAGTATAAATTAATATAAATAGTATTTCATTTAAATATATATATATAACATTGATTATAGTTGTTATTCTAAATATTAATTCATAATAGTCAGCAAATAATATAAAACAAAATAATATAATTAATAATAAGAAAGATATATAAAATATTATAGTATAATTCTTAATATTTGCAAATATACTTTTGTAATCATCGAATAATATTATGTTCTCAATATTTATTTTTTCATTCACTTGTTTTAATTGAATATTTTGAATATTTTCATCATTATCGTCAAATAGAAGAGGATTTGGATAAGTTTCTATCGCATCATTTTCATAATTATCTATACCTGTTCCATTTGTTGACAATGTAAAGTCTTTTATTTTATTGTGAAAATCACTTTTATTTGAAAAACATAAAAAACAACAATATTTAAAAGCAAATTCTATATATTTTTTATTTTTTTCATCATTCATAAATTCATTATTTATTTCAAATAAACTTAATTTTTCTTTTCCTTTCTGATATTTTGCTACTTCAAGAGCATATTCTATACCATTGTTTCCTGGTTCTTTACTTATTTTTTTTAAATAATTAATATAATTAATGTCATTTTCGTTTAATAAATTGTTAAATAAAGATATATCTTGTGCTATTCTTTGTTTAACTCCATCGTTCTTATTAATTATTTCATCATTTGCTGCTATTTCATTTTTTATATCTATTATATATTTTTTATATTTTGTTACTGATATGTTTATGTCATTTTCTATAATTTGTATAAATATAGATGGTTCTTGAATAATATCTTCTATTATATTAATTTCAGTATTTTTTTTATCTTTTGCTAATTCAAAATCACCTTTCCATTTTAAATTATCTTCTCTATTTTTTATTTGATTTAATTTAAATAAATAAGAACCTTTGAAATATTCATTAGAATTAGAACCACCTTTTATAGTTTCCTTGTTACTACCTAATAAACAAATAATTGAAAAAGGGTCAAATATTGTATATTTATTATATTTACCATTTAAATATGATGATTTCATTATACATTTACTTGAATCTCCTGGTTTTGATATTAAAGTATCGTTTTCATTACATGGTTCATAACACACTGATACATCATTAGTATTCTCATCTTCTTCTTGTTTTTCACCTTGAGAAAAATTATTATTTAAATAATAATTACTTATACAAAACCAATCTTCCCATTTTTCAATATTGTATTTATTACAATGTGCTTTCGTTGGTAATGATTCATAAATAGAATCTGTATTTATTAATTTATTATCAGCAATTTTAATACGTCTGTTATATATTAAGTCTTCAGTAATGAAACATTTATTAGACGTTTCATCATAATTTATCATTGATATAGGTTTTTCCTCTTCGTTTTTTATACCTTCACATTTATCCATTTTTGAATGTCTTTAAAAATATATTAGATAATATATATTCAAATAGGTTCAGAACATATATTATCTTTATCTGATACTATTACATCATGTCTTTTTACAGTACAATCTCCATTAAAATGATCTCTCATACTTTCGTCTCTACAATCAAATACATATTTTGAGTTTTCTTGTTCTTTTTCAGACTTCCATTTTATATTAAAGTTTTTATTTTTAATATCAATTGGTTTATAAATACTATATACTGAATTTTCACTATACATACTATTTTTTGATTCCATCTTATTTAAATCTTTTCCATTGAAATGATATAAATTGTCAGCTCCTCTTCCCATAGGTAACTTACTTCTATTTATATCATCAGGATCAGCAGTTGTTACTGAAGATATAGTTTCACTTACTAATGTTGCATTATCACTCATTCTTTTTGTAAATGAATAAAACTCTGCGAACATATTATCGATTTTCAATTGAAAGTCTGGTAAAGTAAATATATTTTCAGTAGTAGAACTATTTTTTATCGATGATTTATTATTATCTGACTTATTTTTTGATGATAAATAAGTAAATAATATGATAATAGCTACCATAATAGCAAAACCAGCAAAAACTTTCGTCCATTTAGTCATAAATACCGTAAATAATGCATGTATAAATGTACCTATATTATTTATAATAAATTTTAAAAATGTTGGAAAGTAATTAATAATAAATTCATAAGAAGCACTTGCTATTTTAAGAAAAAATTCCCAATTTTGTTTCTGTTTTACAATATTTCTCTCTTCTTTTGTTTCTAACTTTTTTATATTAGCTTCTGATATACGGTTTGACGCAACAAGCATTTTTTCATTTTTTTTAGTTATTTTATCATTTAAATTATTATTTAATTCACTTATTTTTTTTTCAATAACAACTGATATTTCATCAATATTAAATTTATTATATTCTTCTATTTTAGAGTCTCTTATATATTTACCAGCTATCTTTTCATAAAGAACAGATGATATTGGATATGTTTCTCGGTATAACAAAAGATTTGCTATAGATTTAATTTGTTCTAAGTCTAAGTCTGTTTGAAGGTCACTTATTACTATATTTTTTTTTACTTGCGAATTATCATTTGGAGAATTATCAACTGTTGGAGAAATAATTGGAATATCAATTTTAGGAATAATTGGAATATCATTTTTAGGAATAATTGAAGCAAGTTTAATAATATTTTCTAAATCCATATTTAAATATATATTCTATTTAATAATTAAATATATATTTTAAAATATATAAGAAGTGTAAAATAATTATAAATATATATGTATTGTATTAATAAATGTATTTCTATATATATTTAGTAGTTTTTTTAGTATTACTTTATTCAACATTATATTATATTTTTATTGACGAAATATCAATTTATCAAGTAAAAATAGAACATTTTAATTTTGATCTATTGTATAAAAAACAACCTATAGTAATAACTGACAGTATCATAAATATTGATGATATAATATTTAAATTGTTTAATTATAACATTATATATTACGATCAAAAAATATCTAATATATGGGAAAGAAATAGATATAAATATTGTATAGTATATGCAAGTGATAAAAATAAAAGTCCTATTGAAATAAGTTTATGTAATCCATTAACATCAAATAATAATGGTATACCGAATGAAAATAGTAAGATTACTACAATTAAACTTCAATCAAATAAGGTTTTAATAATACCTTTTAAATGGTATTATCATATTTCAGGATTACCTGAGGTTCATGGAATTCACGATTATATAACATATGGTATATCTTGTGTAAGTTATAAATAAATGTGAGTTGAATTAAATATAGTTTTTAAAATGTTGTCATCGGCGGGGTTCGAACCCGCGCGTACGTATGCACATCAGATCTTAAGTCTGACCCCTTAGACCGCTCGGGCACGATGACTAACGCCATTAAAGGCTATATTAAATAAAAAAATGAGGTATTGTTTGATAACTGGATTATATAGTATATATAGATTATTCTTATATATGTTTTTTAAAAAAATGATATTAATATATTAGAAATATAATTAATATGGATGACTTAATCGATACATTTAAAAAGACTTCTTTGACAAATGAAGAATCAAATATATTAATCAAATATATAGATTCTTTAAATATTGATGAAAATATAAAAGAGTACCTTATTTATTTAATTTCTAATGATAATTATTGTGATTATGAAACAATATATAATATATGTATTGAAAATGATATAGAATTACCTCCATTTTGAAAATGATATAGAATTATTATAATTTATTGAATATATAAAACTATACATATATTCTATTTTCTAAATAATTAATTATATTCTATTATAAATTATTGAATATATATAGTATATTATGCTACTTAAGGAAAATGAGTACATAATCTTTTTATTTTCTTAAATTTCTTTAAATCTCTAAAACTTTTCTAAAAAATAAATTATGTACTCGTTTTATATTCTCTTATAATCTTATCAAAAAATAATGTAATTACTTAGTATATTATGCTACTTAAGGAAAATGAGTACATAATCTTTTTATTTTCTTAATATTCTTAAAATCTCTAAAAACTTTATAAATAAATAATTATGTACTCATTTTATATTGTATTATAATCTTATTAAAAATAATGTAATTACTTAGTATATTCTGCTACTTAAGGAAAATGAGTACATAATCTTTTTATTTTCTTAAATTTCTTAAAGTCTCTAAAAACTTTATAAATAAATAATTATGTACTCATTTTATATTGTATTATAATCTTATCAAAAAAATAATGTAATTACTTAGTATATTATGCTACTTAAGGAAAATGAGTACATAATCTTTTTTATTTCTCAATATTCTTAAAATCTCTAAAACTTTTATAAATAAATAATTATGTACTCGTTTTATATTGTATTATAATCTTATTGAATATATATAGTAATCACTTAGTATATTATGCTACTTAAGGAAAAACGAGTACATAATCTTTTTATTTCTTTAATATTCTTAAAACTTCTAAAACTTTTCTAAATAATAAATTATGTACTCAAAATGCATTCACTTATAAAAAAGAATATTCTTTATGAATCACTTAGTATATTATGCTACTTAAGGAAAAACGAGTACATAATCTTTTTATTTCTTTAATATTCTTAAAACTTCTAAAACTTTTCTAAATAATAAATTATGTACTCAAAATGCATTCACTTATAAAAAAGAATATTCTTTATGAATTACTTAGTATATTATGCTACTTAAGGAAAATGAGTACATAATCTTTTTTATTTCTCAATATTCTTAAAATCTCTAAAACTTTTATAAATAAATAATTATGTACTCGTTTTATATTGTATTATAATCTTATTGAAATATATAGTAATCACTTAGTATATTCTGCTACTTAAGGAAACGAGTACATAATCTTTTTATTTTCTTAAATTTATTAAAACTTTTTAAATCTTTCTAAAAAATAAATTATGTACTCAAAACATATTCTCTTATAATCTTATCAAAAATAATGTAATTACTTAGTATATTCGGCTACTTAAGGAAAATGAGTACATAATCTTTTTATTTTCTTAAATTTCTTAAATTCTCTAAAACCTTTCTAAATATTTAATTATGTACTCAAAATATATTATATATAACTTATTAAATATAATATAATTGCTTAGTATATTATGCTACTTAAGGAAAACGAGTACATAATCTTTTTATTTTCTTAAATTTCTTAAATTCTCTAAAACCTTTCTAAATATTTAATTATGTACTCAAAATATATTATATATAACTTATTAAATATAATATAATTGCTTAGCATATTATGCTACTTAAGGAAAACGAGTACATAATCTTTTTATTTTCTTAAATTTCTTAAATTCTCTAAAACCTTTCTAAATATTTAATTATGTACTCAAAATATATTATATATAACTTATTAAATATAATATAATTGCTTAGCATATTATGCTACTTAAGGAAAACGAGTACATAATCTTTTTATTTTCTTAAATTTCTTAAATTCTCTAAAACCTTTCTAAATATTTAATTATGTACTCAAAATATATTATATATAACTTATTAAATATAATATAATTACTTAGTATATTCTGTTACTTAAGGAAACGAGTACATAATCTTTTTATTTTCTTAAATTTATTAAAGTCTCTAAAACTTTTATAAATATTTAATTATGTACTCAAAATATATTATATATAACTTATTAAATATAATATAATTACTTAGTATATTCTGTTACTTAAGGAAACGAGTACATAATCTTTTTATTTTCTTAAATTTATTAAAGTCTCTAAAACTTTTATAAAAAATAAATTATGTACTCAAACTATATACTTTATTACTTATTAAAATATATAGTAATTACTTAGTATATTCTGCTACTTAAGGAAACGAGTACATAATCTTTTTATTTTCTTAAATTTCTTAAAGTCTCTAAAACCTTTATAAAAAATAAATTATGTACTCAAATGTATTCTCTTATAATCTTATCAAAAAAATAATGTAATTAATTAGTATATTATGCTACTTAAGGAAACGAGTACATAATCTTTTTATTTTCTTAAATTTCTTAAAGTCTCTAAAACTTTATAAATAATTAATTATGTACTCGTTTTATATTCTCTTATAACTTAATAAAAAATAATGTAATCACTTTGTATATTACACTACTTAAGGAAAAAGAGTACATAATTAATTTTCTTAAAACTTATAAATCTTTTTCTAAATAATATAATTTATTAATTTACTCAATATATATATTGTGATATTTTTTAATATATTTTTTAGAATAATTTAATATAAAAAATGATATATTTTTTTTAAAAAATAGGATAATTGACAAATTATAAAAATGTCAAAAAAACAAAGGGAAGTTTCAGATACCTTAGGTAAAAATATTACATCCGAACATGAAAAAATATATTCTCATATTGAAAGTGTTATTGGAA